ATGCTCCGATCTATTAGCTGAAAGATTCTGAAGGCTGTCCAACGACAGTCAAAGTCCAAGTGTCGGTGAGTGCTCCGGGAGCAGCTCCACCTGCGCTTGGAAAGATTGGCAATACTTGGAATGAGAAGGTAGCACCGGAAGCAGCCGTGAAAGATACAGCTACTGTGGTATTTGGTGCGGTTTCAGCATTGGCCCACATTGACTCGAACAATGATCCATAAGCAGGGTTTGCGCCCCAATCTTGGAGTAGTTCGATAGTGAATGTCCATTGCTTATCAACGGACTTGTAAGCGCGACCATCAAGAGTTTGATAGGTCTCGATAATTGTCTCAGCGGACAAAGTCGCCGAGGTTGTTTGAGCGTCGTATGGCTTCGTGTCAAGTGTGAAGGTCACATCGCGCCCCGTGATAATTGTTGTGCTCATTGGGTCTCCTATGCGGTTTGCTCGTAGCGGACGCTCAAGCGAATGTCGGAAACGAGCAAGGTCGTCGTTCCCACTTCAGTCACCGTTGGTCTTTCGACTACGGATAACTCATACTTGGAAGCATTTAGCCTACCAAGAATACTCATAACTAATTGCTCTAGATTATCTAGAGCTGCTGGGTTACTAAAATATGCAACACAAGCGGTGATGGTGTAATTCAATTTTACTCGAGTAGTGGCTTTGCCTAAAACTTCTAATTCCATATATGGCGCGTCAGGCACTATGACAATGGCTGGGACGATTGGTGCTTCTGGAACGGAATCGTAAACGTTAGCGCTCAGAGTTGAAAGTGTAGTCTTGATAGCGCCTCGAACATCGGTAGATATGGGCATTAGCCCACCATTGTTTCGACGTCGAGATAAGGGCCTAGAAGGCCAGTTACTTTGGCAAGGAGATTTTTAGATAAACGGTAAGGCGTTACTGCGAAATCGATTCCTTCGATTGATCCGCCAGCGGCTGTTCGTGCTTGGAAGATTTCGACAGAGATAGCCAAAACGGCAGCTTCAACGTTGGCATTTCCGACGTATGTCGATAATCCAGAGAGCGCAGCGTTTCCGGCTGGGATAATATTTTTAGCCAGTATGTCAGCATTGGTGATTGCGACTGTGAATACATAATCGGTAATTTCATCTGAGGTTACTGTATGAGTTCCATTGAACGGTGCGCCGCATCCAGTAATAATAACCGATTGGCCCTCAGTAAATTCGTGAATAGTGGCCGTTACAAAATATGCCACATTTTCTTCAAGTCTTACTTTGTTGATTTTGCTTTGAAAGGTAACCAACATTGGAATAACTAGGTTTTCACTAGCGTCCACAATATCGTTCAAATAAGCGTCTGAATAAAGGGATGACGAGACGCCAAGAATGGTTCTTAGCTCTGTGGCCGTGACAATTGTTGGCATCTCGCCTTCCTTTCGTTCTTAGGGGTGACAAGCCGGCTCGGGAGCGGACCGGCCGTCACTATCTAGTTTCCTAGTTCTTGTTGAAGTGGCAGGATCCGTTCGCTACCTTCACAGCTAGTGCGCCGTAACCGTAGTAAGCGACCTTGACTTGACCGGTTCCAATGACGTCAGCGCGGAGCTGGAATCGTGGTGACTCGTACCAAGTGTATGACTCAGGATTTACGACAAACATAGAACCGTCACCGGTTGTGTAAGTCAATGCAGAGAGTGAACGAGATACGTATAGGTCAAGACCTGCAACGTTTCCGCGTAGTGACTGTGGGCTTACTGCTCCACCAGCGTTTGAAGGTGCTGTCGCTGTGTAGATAGGGCGGCCATTGTCGTTGTAGCTCATAATGTTTGCCCATTGTTCAGGTGAGACAACAAGCGAACGAGCAAATCCAAGGCTGTTCTCATAAACCTCAGCAGCAGCTTGAGCAACATAACCTAGAAGGCCTGCTGCGGTGTTGTCTTGTGCTGTTGGTGCAAGTTGGCCGGATGAAATGATGAGGTTAGTGACGTACTTGTCAGTCTCTTTTGCGTAAGCAAATTCCATCTGACGTACGAGTTCCTCAAAGAACAAAGGTGAAGAACGGTCTAGAAGCTCGACTGAGAATTCCTGACCACCAGCGAACTTCTTGACGGCTACTGACAAGAATGAGTTAGTCATTCCGGTCTCGCCAATTGCGCCTTCTTCAGCTACTTCTGCAACTGTTGGAACGGCTGTGATTTTAGGAATTTCGAATGTCATACCAGCAGCAGGAAGAACTCCGCGGCTAATTGCATCGATGGAACCGCGATCTGCATTCGAAAGCGGGTTGATGATTTCTGCAAGCTGTGGTGTTGGAATCAAGCCTGCGTTATTTGTGGTGGTGTCATCCGCAGCGCGTACATACTGACGTGCGTTGTCATCACCGAGAGCTGCGCGAACGCTGTTCTCGAGGTATTTCGCCTTTGTAAACTCAAGGCGAGGAGCGGTGAAGAATGCTGGGCGAGGCGCAGCAGCTTCAACCTTGGCAGCTTCTACCGTTTCTTCGGCAGGAGCTGGAACGGTAGTGTCTGACACTTGTTCTCCTTCGGTTGGGTTGTCTGCTTTAGCGGTTGCCAAAGCAGAATCTTCTTTTGGTGCTTCATTCTCTGAAGCCGCGACTTCGCTAACGCGAGCCGAATCAATTGCCGGATCAGTAACCAACGAGACTTCATCGAGTGTTGCAGAAGTAATCTGCATAACGCCCTTGTTGTTAGTCCATTCGTTGATTTGTGCGCCAACGCTAAAACCATCGCGTAAACCTTCTGTGGCCTCAATCAACGCGTCTTCTCCGGCCATAGTGTTGGCGATTTTGAATGTTGCCACAATGCCATTCTTTGTCACTTCGTGAGATAGCAATTTGCCAATTGGACGAGTGCGGTCGTGCTCAAGTAATAGTTTTACTGGCTTCATTTCAATTGATTCAGCGGCAAAGACAGTTGGTCCGACGGAAGTGTTTCCTTGTTCGTTCCAAGTCACAATGGTTCCGCTAATTGTTCGCTTGACTGTGTCCGCAGCGGTGACAGTCATTGGCATACTAATTTTCATTTGGTATTAGGTCTTCCTCTCGTTGAATCTGCTCAACGCTCATCGCGCCGATACGGTTCAGGATTTCATAAACCTGAGCGCGCTCCAATGCGTTGCCGCGAAGGAAATCGTCAAGTGCGAAGCGAGTCATTACTGGATTAGGTACGAAGTCCGGCAATGAAAGTCTTTCTTCAATCGCCTTGAGTATTGGGCGAAGGGAGAAATCAACAAGTGAGCGCCGTTCTGATACTGCGTTCGAGTAGGTCATAGAAGTAGATTCGGCGCTCAAGAAGTAAGCTGGGATTCCACAAGCGCGAGCAAGCTCTAACGCAACATATTGACGTGCCTCAGCGAGTTGAAGTGACTTTGGATCAAAACCTAAAGCCTCAATGGAAACATCTGCATTTAGGAATGCAGTTGATTTTTGTTGGCGGGCCGTTCTCCAACTTGAAAGCAATGCTGAGATTCTTTCAGCGGTTAGATTTGTGCCATTTGATTTCAAAACTGTGCTAGGTACTGGCTCTTTAGCGTAATTGACAGCTGCGTTTTCCAAATAAACAGCCGCAGCAATTGTTTTACCAGCGCGGTGTAACAAGCCTTCGTCTGGACCGTCAAAACGAATAATGGAACCGACTCCTGAAACAGGAACCGCTACGCCATCAACTTTGTATCCTGTAATTTCTGTGTTTTTATAATTTGTATCAACAGTAATGCGGTCTGGTGAAATGCGAGTCCAGGCTCTAACTCGTCCGCCATCGGTGGATGAATACATTTCTAGGACTTGTCCATAACCGACACCATATAACCAAATATCTTCGGCAAGCCAGTTATAAACTACAAATCCAGCAACTCGAGGGTCCGGCTGATTGATTACGCGGTGTGGATCAACGTATTGTCCGGTAATGCGATTGAAAGTTGTCAGAGGTAATGATCCGATAGTTCCGCAGATTATATTTCTAGCTCTGGCAACGCTCGGAACAGACATAGCTAGTTGGCGGGTTGTATTTGTAGCGCCGCCTAAAATATTATAGACAGAATCCGAAATTTGAATTGGAGTTAGTGCGGCAGTTACGTCGCTAACCTTCTCAGGCTTTGCAGCAACGACTTGTGGAAATAGAAAGTCTCTAATAGCACCCATTTGCCTAAATTGTAAAGGGTCTGTGCTACATAATCACAATATCGACGCCATCATTTGACTTTGTCGCAAAGTGTGTCGCCATCGCAGAAGCAATAGCCCCGCAGATAACCGCGTTGCTCACTTTTCGGCCCATTACCCATCCACCGTCACCGAAAGGGAGTTTGACGGCAGATAGGCATTGTTTGGTCAGCTCTTCCTGTCCCGAGTGGGCTAACCGTTGAGATGAGATTGCTCCAAGCAGTTCATCGCAACTTTGCGCGTAATCTAGACCATCAATCGGCTCAGTCCTAATTCCAGCGGGAGCCAATCTAGCCGCGACCGCTGACGCCGTGCGAGCTGAGTAAGCCACAAGTTGGACTGGATACTTTCTAAACCAGTCGGCTAGGTCATTAGCCAAGGCTTTATCGTCCAAGTTCTGAGGATTGTGCCAAGTCTGAAGAAGGATGACTTGGAATTGGTCGCCCTCAAGTTTCTGGCTGGCAACTAGCGCAGCTTGCTTGCGGTCAGGGCTGAGATCAATAGCCAGCCAAGTATCGGCTTCAGGGTTGAGTCGAAGTCCCTCAACTTTACAAGCGTCCCATTGGGAGGCATTGATAACGGGATTTATTGTGTCCACCCACTGGGTCAATACCTCCGTGCGGACAATGTCTTCAGGGTCATTTAGTA